CATAGCCGCTTTGTAGTGCAAGTCAGCGTTGTACTTGGAGCTACCGGCTTGCAGTTGGGCAGCGTACACGTTGGTGGCGGCGCTGAGGCGGTTGCGATCACCGGCACCGGCTTCCTTCTCTCGGCTCTCTTGCATGCCCATGGTCTTCTCAAACGCCTTCTCGGCTTCACCACGGTTGCCCTTGTTGATGGCGTTGATCATGTCGTACATAGACTTCTGATGCGCCATGTCTTGAGCGTAGGCACGCTGTGCAGACTCAATATCCGCAGCCGCAGCGCCGCCAAAACCCCGACCAAACCCAGCCAGTACAGCTTTCAACCCAAGGCGATCTCGCGCCGCCTGTTCCTGTGCATGCCGCTCCCGCATCTGCTTGATGAGATCACGTTCCTCCGCACCGGCAGGGGCATTCAAACCGAACGCGGCTTGGGCTTTCTGCGTGTCCGCAATGGACTGCTCAAGCGACGGGGCTTGCGGCTTCTGAGCCAACATAGCCTGAATATCAGGCAGGCCACCTTCGGCGGGCTGTGCGCCGGGAGCCGCAGCGGGTGCGGCAGGTGCGGGAGGCTTGGGCGGTTGCGCCGCAGCGGGAGCCTGCATACCGGGCGGCTGTTGAGGCGGTGTATACCCGGGGCGTTGGCTAGTCAGCAGGGCTTTTGCTTCAGGCGAGACAGGGGGCACTTGAGGCGCAGCCTGCGACTGCATCGCGGCTTGGGCTTGTGCCACGCCCGCTTGTTGCTCACGCTTACGCACATCGTCGTAAAACGGAGTCATGCTAACGCCACCGTGAGTGGTCAAGTTCCTGATGGCATTGATCGGCAGGCCAGCCACGTCGAGCATGGCGGCACCGGGAGTAGCCAGTGCAGTACCCAGACGCTGCTTAGCAATCTGGGCTTCAGGTGACGAGTAGTCCCCACCCGCACCCTCAAGTGCGCCCTGCGGTAGGGCCGAGGTGTCAAGCTCACCGGCTTGTTGCCGGTAGTAGGCTTCCAACAGCGGATCGCGGCTCAGGTCATACAGACTGGGCGTCTTCTTCTTTTTCTTCTTGTCCGTATCGCCACCTTCTTCGAACGCAATGATGCCGCCACCTGCCAGCCCAAACTGCACGGGGATTTGATCAACACCTGCGCCCTGCTCAGGCTGCGGCTGTTCTTGAGGCTCTGGCGTACCCTCGGGTGCGGGCATCGGCATCTGACGAGACTGCTCGGCGCTTTGCTGCGCAGCGGCTTTCTCCTTCATAGCCATCATGGACATGAGGTCGGCCTTCTGGGACAGTTGCTCAGACACGGAGGGCACTTTGCCCTGAGCCGCGCCCCGCGCCAACATCTCGCGCTTTTGCTCAGCCTCACGGGTAGACAGTTCCGCAGCCGCAATGTAAGGCGGCACGGTCAATACGTGCCCGTCCTTCGCAGCCTTTAGGTACTGCATGGTCTGCGGGCTGTTGGGCAACCCCTTCAGACGACTCTGAATCTGAACAAGATTAGGTTGTGCAATCGTCATGATGTGCCTTTAGCCGGGGATGAGCGCCTTGATCCGAGCGTAGAGGGATTCCAAGTCGTTGATGTTTTGCGTGAGCCTAGAGAAGTCCGTCGTGTTGGGCGTGGTAGTAGTCGCACCAATCGGCAAACCCTCCAACTGCTTGCGTTGGAAGTCAACCATGGCAAACGGGTAGTCCCGCTGAGTTTCAAACTCTTTCTTACGGGCAGCAACATCTTCTGCCGCAATACCGCGCTGGGTTGCACCCAGATCAGCAAGGGTGTTCAGGGATTTGAGGCCGTAATCAGCACCGTATTGCCGAGACTGTTCACCCGCTTTCTGCGCTTCCAAACTGCGGCCTTGCTCGGCATTGAACTGCGCCATGGCTTTATCGTACGCATTCGCATACCCTTCGCCAACAGCTTTGTTCTGGAGGTCAAGCAGGTTGCGTCCTGCCTCAGAACGCATGATGGCTTCGCGCCCGCCGCCGTACCCACCGGCTTGCGTTAGTCTGGCAAGGTCAGGCTGAATATTGATCTGCGACCTACGCTGCAACTCTTTAAGTTGCGGATCCAGAGCCGCCTGCAAGTACGGGTTCATGTACTTCTGTGCTTCTGAAGTACCAAACGTACCCGCCGTGAACGTAGTCGGAGTGAACCCAGCCTTGGCAATGTCACTGGCCCCGGCAAAGGCTTGCGTCTGCAAGTCAGAGGCACCCGCAGTAAGCGGGCCTTGATAGGCTTGGTATGGCGTCTCTGCCGCAGCGCGGGCTTTACCCAGCGTGTCCGTGACGTACTCACCCGCCCAAGGAGACAGCGAGGACGCGGTGGAGGTGCCGTAGCCGGTGACGGGCGTGGTGGTGTTCTGCACCGTACTACCTGTCGTGCCGTCAAAGCCTTTTACATCCCCACCCGCCGCGTACTTGGCAAGGCCACCCGGCATGAACTTGTCGGGGTTGATGCGCTTGCCTTGCTCCTTGGTGCCCGTACGCGCCACACGGATGCGATCCATCATGTCGTACAGCTTTTTGGCACCGGCTTCGGAGTTGCCATTGCCAAGGTGGGACACCACGTCAGCAGGGATCACGAACTCCCCATGGCTCAACGCGGCCTTCTGTTGGCCGTCAATCGAACTGGGAATCTTGTCGGCCATGCCGTCCGTCGGGCCGTTCAGATACCGCCCGCCCTTGGCAAGCATGGTTATTCCGCCGTTAGCCATAGGTTTAGTTCCTTGTTTTGTATCGGCAGTTAAGGCCGCAAGCCGTTGCTCCGGGGTCATAAAGTTCAACCCCTGTTGCGCAGGTGCGGCAGCGGCGGGTTGCGGATTCCAGTTGATCGCAAACTTACCCGCGTACGGGTTGGTCGCCGGGGCAGTGGAAGTAGGCAGTGCTGCCTTGATACCCGCAGCCTGCGTAGCGGCGGCGTTTTGTGCAGCGGTTAGGGCCGCAGCGTCCCCTTTCGGGGTGTACTGCATGTCAGTGAAATATTGCACGTTTGGATCCCCGGCACGAAGTCCGAGGTTGCGCGTATCCACTTGCTGCCGAGTAGCCGTGTAATGCGGCACGGGTACGTTGTATCCGCCAGTCCTGACCGTATCGCCGCCACCAAACTGCTTATACAAACCCGCAGCCGTAGTAGCAAGCGCGGCCCAGTTAACCGAACCGTCAGGTCGGGTGTAAGCACCTTTGAGGCTGTTAACCAGTTTGCCCCATGAGGAACCGCCACTCAGCGTCGTGCCTTGCCCTCGGAGGGTTGCCATGTCCTCTGCGGACATGCTGCCTTGACCGGACGTGATGGTGTTGTACTGCGCCGAAGTAAGCGGGTACATCTGGCCGGTTTCGGTGTTGATACCGTAACCGCTGCCATCTGGCATCTTATAAAGAACATCGGAGCCGATGACTTTTTGGTCAACCGCATGCAGTCCTACGTTGTCTGCCGTAATCCGGTCGCCCATCCCAGCAGGGTCATACCAATCGTGCGTACTGGTGTCCGTACTGGTGTCCGTACTGGTGTCCGTACTGGTGTCCTCGACATCTCCACCATCATCAAACCTGCGAATATTCATACCTTACCTCTCAACGGAGTAGTTTCAGCAAGTCTTCCAACGAGCCGTGCTGTCGCAGTAAATCGTCAATGTATCCACCTTGAGCCATTTTAGGAGGCGTAGTGCTGGCTTGGGCGGCATTTTCTTCTTCGGCCAGCAGTTCTTCCAGCGTCATGAACGGGCTTCTTCGCGCTTTAACCTTACCGGCGTAAATCGGTTCAATGGTCTGCATCCCTACATTTGGCATCGGGTACGACACTGAAGTGGGGGTAACTATCCGGGTAGGCGTTGGGGTAACCACCGGGGTGACGGTGGGGGTGACTACCGGGGTGACGGTAGGAGTTGGGGATGGGGTCGGCGTAACCCACGGGGTAGCCGTAATCGTGACGGTTTGAGTGGGCTCCGGGGTAACTTCGTCCGTCGGCCATGGCGTGCCCGTGATCGTGACCCGATCCGTAACGGTCGAAGTAGGAGTGGGCGTAATCACCACCGTCTGAGTAGGCGTTGGTGTAACTACGGGCGTCGGAGTGACCGTAACTTCATCCGTAGGCTCAGGCGTAGGCAAAGGGGTGCCAGTGATCGTGACCCGATCCGTAACGGTTGAGGTAGGAGTGGGTGTAGCCGTAACCGTTTGAGTGGGCGTGGGCGTAACTACGGGCGTCGGGGTAGCAGTAACCGTCTGCGTTGGCGTAACTACGTCCGTCGGCACAGATGTGGGCGTGCCGATGATCGTGACCTGATCCGTAACCGTTGAGGTAGGAGTGGGAGTAGCCGTGACCGTCTGAGTGACCGTCTGAGTGACCGTCTGAGTGGGCGTGGGCGTGGGCGTGGGCGTAGGCGTAGGCGTAACTACGGGCGTTGGAGTAACCGTAGGTGTGGGCGTCCGAGTCGGAGTAGGCGTAACTACGTCTGTCGGCACGGATGTCGGCGTGCCAGTGATCGTGACCGTTTGAGTGGCAGTTGGCGTGGGCGTGGCCGTAGCGGTAGCGGTAGCCGTAGGCGCAGGGGTGTTTTCAGTTACTTTGTATTCGGCCTTTACCGCGTCCAACGTGGTGTTGTCTTTCAGCAGGACTCCGTTTATGGAGTAATACTTGTTGCCGTCTAAGTAGCTGCCGTCGCTAAATTCGGTAAATCCTGCGGCTTTACCCCAGTTGTTGTAATCCCGGTTTGTGGCGCTAACCAATTGCCGGTTGAGGTTGTTAGCCGCCAAACTGATTGCAGCCTGCGAAAGGTCGCCGCCTTTTACTGCCGTGATGGCGAGTTGAGTAGCGACTTTCTTCTGGAAGGAAGTTAGCTGATCGTAGCCCGGTATTTGCGACACTACGTACGCAGTGGCACCGCTGATAATGCCATTGGTAAGCATCGCCCCCGGATCAACGTTGCCCCCTTGCAGCGTTGTGTAGATGGACTGGCGAATAGCACCTTGCACGGGTGCGGGTAAGTTGTTGAATTCCGGGATTTTGCTTAGTGCAAGTTCTGTAGTGTTACCAAGAGTTGACAAAAACAATGTTTGCTTAATATCTTGTCCGGTAATTGCTGCACGAGCTACGTCGCGGGAGACATTGGATAGAAATGTAGATCCCGCAGGGTTATCAAATAGAGACGCTGTGTAGTTACCAACGGCATTTCCAACAACCGTGCCCGCCGCTTGCCCAATAGAAGCCAACAGCGCCTTGCCAATATCTCCGCCGTTGAGCGCCGTATTTACGAGGGTGTTGCCAATAAAAGCATTGGCAGTCGCGCCCACTTCTAGGCCAATAGCTCCAGTAATGGCCTCACCAATTGCGCTACCAAGGCCCGGAAACGCTATAGCCGCAAAGGCGGCAACAAACGGTATTGCTTTCTTCCAACCTTCGGAATAATCGTAACTTTCAGCACCAATTTGCTTGTTGTCTGGGCTATAAGTGACAACAGTTCCGCTGTCACCGCCAGTTTTGTAGTTAACTATATAGTTTTGAAGTGCGCCGCCTGAGTTGTAACGAAACGATACTTCTGTTGGCGCAGTTTTATCTTGAAGTTGTGCGTTACCGGTGGTAGATACCATCCACCCTGAAACTTCTAATCTATACGCCAGATCAGGGTAGCCGTCCCCGTTGCTATCTGGGACAAAAGTTTCTCGCCAACGCCCGATTGGCGCTACTTGATAGTTGCCAAACTGCCTTGCAACTGTTCCCATTGCCCCTGACGGGTTGGCACCAAATTCATCTAGCAACGGCCCGTAGAACGAGTTAGGGTCTACTTTCATCGCCGCTTGAAGCGCGGCTTCAGGGTTTGTATATTGTGGTGCCGAGGTTTCGCCCCTATTTACAGGCGTTACCGGTTGAATAGTTCTATTTGTGTTTGTGGGCGTGGGCGGAGTTTCGCTTCTATTTGTTACCGGCTGAGTTGTCCTTCTCACCGGGGTGCCAGTTTCCCCTGCTACTGTGCGGTAAGAACTAGAAGAAATTGGCATGACCAACCTTTAAGCCGTCAAGTCCCAGAAGGACAGGGAGCCGAACGCATCGCCAGTGGTTGCGCCCGACACCGTTCTGATCTGCACTGTAATGATGTCGGACACGTTAGCCAAGGACATTCCGGGTTGGAAGGCCCAGTTGTAACCTGCCGGGTCAACAAGGGGCTGAGTGCCGCCACTGCCAGATGAACTGACGTAATCCGTTTGGATGATTGACCCGCCTGTTACTGCGGTGGCCGATACGTCATATTCCACGTTGTTGTCGGTTGGCATCGTTGTCCATGCCGCGCCGGTCAGCGTCGGGTTCTTCACCAACGCCACTTCGTAGTTCTGACTGGTGGTGGGCAACACCTGAATACGCCCCGGAACCACCACTGCCCCGCCACGCCCAGACGCAAGCCGGATGGACACCAATGGTTTAAATGTGGTGTTGATGGTGGCAAGGACTGTGGTGCGCCGTGCAATATGGCCCGGTGAGTACTGTTCATACCCGCCCTCGGATACCACGGAGGAGCAAATCTGTTTAAGCGTAGCCGCCACCGCCGAGGTAGAGGTGATCTCATAACGCACCGGCAGGGTGGCCGTGGTCATGTAGGTAGCGGTAATCTCGTTGGCGTTGTTAAACGTGTGGCAGACGATGTACTGGCCGTTGATGATGAAACCACACCGCACCGAACCGACGCCCAACCACTCAAAGTCCATCCACAGAATCTGGGCCTTGGACGAATCAAGCGTGTAACCGGATGCTCCGGTGCCGTCCAACTTGTCGCCATTCCAAGACGATTGGTTGACCGTGCGTGCGTCCGACACGGAGCCCGTCACCGAGGAACGCAGCACGAAGGAGTTAGTGCCGTCGATGCGTTGGAAGAACACACCGTTCTCGGTGTTGAAGTAACCCACCCGCTGCGTCAGGTTCAGGCTAGAACTGCCATCCATCACGAAGGTGGAGAGCACCAACAGCCCCTTACCGGGTTGGTACGGGAAACTGCGGTAGGTCTGACGGACAACCGAGCCTACCCCGCCCGCCGTGACCGTCATGTCAAGGGCCGATTCATTGGAGTTGTAGGTCGTGGTGCCCGTGCCGGTGGCGGCAGTGTCGAACTGGGTATCAGAGGCGTAGCGGTTCTGGCTGTCAAACAGGGTGTAGGGTTGGCTTACCCGCAGCCGTCCAAAGGCATCCGTGTTGGTGCCGTTGATTGAGACTGGTAGTGTGGATGTGTCTGCCATAAGCCGCGCCAAGAAGTCGTCAAGTCGGTTGAAGTACAGCCGCAGGACGTTGTTGAACTGCTCCTGATACCGCGAATCGTAGTTGGGCGGAGCCAGCGGCAGGTTGGGGGCGGCAACTCTGGTGAGTTCGTAATCCGAGGTGACGATGTAAGTCATCAACCACCCCGCCTGCCGTCAGCGCGGATGTCAATTCTTGGTGCACCCAGTTGCCATTGGGTGCCAAGCTGTTCGTTCTCAACTCTAAACACCATCTGGCGTCCGCGCACCCGGACAAACACTTGGCCGGTGAATTCCTCAACCGGGTAGGTTTTGATGCGTTGAATTGTGGCGTAGCTGGATCCGCCAACCGATTGCGGGTCGGTATATCCCGAACCCGAGTTAGCCAACGGAATGAGCGTCATAGTGACTTGCGGGGTGTTATCCCCAGTCGAACCA